TCAAAAGCAATACCTGAATCTAAGTGATGCTTAACTTGAGCGATTGTATCAGCCGTCAATTTTGCCTCAACCCATGTTTGTACTTTTGATTCTGATAAAGAATTGTATGCAGTAAAACTTGACCAGTCAGAAGGATTACTTAAATCAATATCATAACCATGAACTGTATTAATACTTGAATCGGATCCACTTGTCGCTGTTAATCTGCCTTCTACTCTTTTGACAACATCGTTATAAGTTGTGCCATCAACAGTAATGTTTTTAGTGTATAATTTTGTTATTGTCCATGTGTATGTGTTTGCCATATTTACTCCTTATGATTGCACAGTCCCAGATACAGTTCCGTTGTTTGTAAAAGTTAATGATATTGGACCATCTTTTTCTACAGCTAATCCAGCCGCTCCTACGCTTCCAGCACTTCCACCAGCCGAACCATTCGTAGTAGAATTTGTTCCAGCTTGACCAGCTTGACCAGCGGATCCGGCTTGACCAAAGCCACCACCATCGCCACCATTACCTCCGTTACCACCATTACCAGCGTCTCCCGTTGATCCAGAAGCTCCAGAAGCTCCAGAATCACCTCCTGGCTGATTATTAAACCCTCTACCTAAACCTCCAGCGGCTCCTGCACCACCAGAGTGACCACTAACTTGATTTTGTGATTGTTGAGGGTAACTTACACTAATACGATAATAATTATAATAAAACTGAGGATTTTCTGGTAGGTTAGGAACATTAAGTGCGTAAGCTGGTCCTCTAGTATAAGTATAAATACCTTTGGTATATGAAGTTTGACTTGCACCTCCAGGACCTACGTAAGCACCTAAGTTACCAGTGATATTATTTCCACCAGGAGGAGCCGCACCATGCACTGAACCACCTAGAGGACCAAAACCTAAAAAAAGTGCATAATAAGGATTACCGATATAAGTCCATCTTGTATTATTACTTGGAGTGGTGATGATAGTTGGTCCTTGTTGTACTGTTGTTTGTTGTTGTTGCTCAAGATTGCCACCAAGACCACCTCCAGCTCCTCCAGCACCACCGCCACCACCAGCAAGAATACTTCCGTTATTGATAATAGTACAGTCGGTTTCTACTTTTATAGCATCTCCTCCAGCACTACCATCGCCACCATCGCCACCAGCACCACCAGATCCTGCTGATCCAGCCGATCCTCCCGCACCACCAGCACCCATGATAGTTCCATTGTTTGTAATAGTTATTGTACCAGCACCACCTGAATCTACTTCTAAAGCAAACTCTGATGTATTATTTGTTCCTAATGTTATAGCTGATGGAATGACAACATTTTTTGGATAATCTAAATCATAATCATCACCAAACAAAGCAGACACATCTTGGTCTGTACCAGATGCACCACTTAGCCCTGTTGTAGAATAAGTAAAAGTAAAACCTTTAGCTTGATCATAATAATCACTAACGTCTATTGCACCAGAAGTTGCAACACTTGCGGCGAGATTAACGGCTTGATTATCTCCTGCTTTTTTCTTAATATTTGTTCCACCTCGGTAAAGATCACCTAAACTAATTGCACTAGAACCTCCAACAAACTCAGTCCTAAGAGCAGAAAAAGATAAAGATTGTCCAGAACTTGGTATCGCCACTAATTAGCCTCCATTGTTAATTTGTTGTTTAAGTTGGGTAATTTCTTGTTTTAATTCTTTAACTGCTTCTATTAACACAGCCGTCATCTTAGCATAGTCAACTGATTTTGTGCCGATTTTATCTTCAGCAGTCAAAACGACTTCTGGTAAAATAGGCTCGACTTGTTGTGCGATTACACCTATTTGAGTCTTTGCATCTTTTACATCGTTTCTTTTGTAAGTTACACCTTGTAATTGCATAACTTTATCAAGACCACCACTTATAGGTTGTATGTCCTCTTTCAGTCTTTCATCAGAGAAAGCAGTTACATCGTTGTTAAAAGTAGCGGCTCCAGCAGCGGACATATCAATTGTCAAAGCGGTTATTTCACTTGTTGAGTCTTGTCCTTTAATAATAAAATCTTTATCATCAACATCTGTAGCTATTACAAAATCACTTGAAGAGTTTATAAATTTTGCAATCGTAGTGCCACCATCTTTGAATATAAGATCAGCACCATCTGCATCAAGTACGATATCACCAGCAGAATCAAATGTCATATCTCCAGAGTTTGTTTTGACTGTGCTAACATTAACAGATCCACCAGATAAATCTAAATCTACAAAAGCATCTACAACGGCTGCACCAGATCCAGCACCATCAAGATAAACAACTTTTGTATCGCCAGGTCCTATGGTTACGTTTGCACCAGAACCTTGCGATATAATTATATTTTGTGACCCACTTGTAGCGTTCTCAATCATGTGAACTCTTTTTAAAGTGTTTGGACCTATGGTTATCGTACAAGCAGAATCTAATGTACCAGTATATTTAATATACATAGCTCTGCCTTCATCTGCCGATCCATCTGCTATTGTAGTTGTATGTGTATCAGCATTTGTGGTTATACCCTCTGTACCAAAACCTAAAGCCTCACCTATAAGTTCTAAATTTGTGTTGGTAGAAGCACCCCAAGTTCCAGACTCGTCACCCGTTGCTATTTCTTTTAATCTTAAATTATTTACATATGTTGCCATAATTTATTCCTTTTCTATGCCGCTTTCTCTACCCAGTTAGCTACCTGTGTTGGTTCAATAATACTGTATATTTGTAAATTTGCAACAATTCCTGTAGCATTAACTCCTGTTAATAATACCACACCTTCTGCTGTAGTGGCAAGTGTTCCTACATTAGTTGTTCCAATAACTGTTATAACATTTACCTCTATAGATGGAACAACAGAGAGAGTACCAACTGCACTTGTGCCTACATTTGTGGTTGCAACAACATTTGAAGCACCTACTACATTAACAGTTGAATTAAATGTATTAGCAGTTCCACCCATGCCTGAATGATTACTACAATAGTAATATAATGTTGGTGCATCAGTTGTTAATTCTATTGCGGTATAAGCACCACTTGTTCCTGGTGTGCCTACGGCCGTTACTCCTTCTGTATACGCAGAACCACCTGCGTGTGTCCCATTAGAAGTTGTTGACAATCTCAATGGATGACCATCATTACTCGAATCGCTTTGATCAAAGTGATAAGTTTTACCTTCTATTAAAGTTACAGTTTGTTGCTGGACACCATCAATAAAATAATAATTTGCTCCAGATACTTCTTGCACAGTAACAGTTAAAGTAATTACATCACCAAGAGTTCCAGTTGCTGGGTTTGATATAAATCCAGATGCTGATACACCAGTTGGAAATACATTAGCTCCAGCAGATACTGCTTCATCACCAATGTTAACAGTACCCGTTAATCCATCTTCAACGACTTTTGCTCCGCCTCCAACCAACGGAGTTCCTGTACCACCAGTTCCCTCTGCCCCTGTCGGCACAACTTCAATAGATGGCACAATAGTTAAAGTTCCCGCTGCACCTGTGCCTGTAGATCCAGTAGCAGTATGATTGCTTGCTCCAACAAGTGTTGCACTACCCACTGCACCTGTTCCAGCAGAACCTGTTGCGGTGTGATTACTTGCCCCAAGAAGTGTTACATTTCCTATTGCTCCAGTACTAGCAGATCCAGAAGGACTAACTACAGTTTGTGGTGCAGCAACTTCATCTCCAAGTGCAGTTGTTCCAGCAAGACCAGTGACTGCAAAACTAACATTTGTAAAAGCAGTTTCGTTGCCAAGTGCAGTTGTTCCAGCAAGACCAGTAATAGGTACGTTTGCGTCTCCATCAAAATCTACACTACCTATGTTAGAACTTATTTGTGATTGAGTTACACCTACTGTAACATTAGTAAAAGCAGTTTCGTTACCAAGTGCAGAAGTAGCACCAAGACCAGTAACTGCAAAAGATATAGGAATGTTAATGTCAGTGGTAGAATCAAAGTCAAGAGTGGCTGTGGCAGATACACCCGTTAAAGATACTGCACCAGTTCCAGTAACAGTTACGCTTCCAACGCTTCCAGTTACACTAAAACCATCATCGTTTACACCAAAGGCTGTGCTTTCACGACCACCCCAAGCGTTTTGATTCCAACCACCTTCACCCCAACCTAGGAAAATAGGAACTGGAGCCGCTCCATGAACGGCAGGAATAGTTCCTAACGAAGAGGTTAATCCAAAACCAGTGACGCTAACATCAACATCAATGAAGCCACCCCAAGGGTTATTACCCCAAGTGCCTTGCCCATATCCGAGGCTAGACATTTAAAACTCCTATGCTATACGAATGATAGCGTTTGAAGCGTCAGCAGTAGGAAATTGTATTGTAAAAGTTCCAGCAGTAGATGATTTATTAGATGTAAAATCTAAAACCGCAACTGCTTTGTTACTATCAGAGCTATTGTAAATTAATGCTCCCATTGCAGTAATTGTAGCAGTTGTGAAACTTAAATCAGCAAAATCTGTAAATGCAGTTGTGCTAGATGTAGTTGGATCTACTCTTGTTAAAGTACCACCACCAGAGGAATATGAACCACTATTTGCAACCTCACCAGTTGTAGTGAATGCAGTTGTTGATGCTCCTAATGTTGCAGTTGTTGATGATTTACCACCACCGCCCTCTGCATATAGTGCTAGTTTAAAAGTGTCTCCACCTGAGTTTTTAAAATTGTGTACACCTTCTAATAACTCTTGTTTGAAGGAAGTACACATTGCTTGTGCTATAGCCATATTAGAGTCTCCTTATATATTCAGCCATTTCCTTTTGACCACTTGATCGCAGGACTTGAATAATACTACCACGCTCTTCGTTTCTTGCCAAGAGAAGATAATGATACAATACTTTTTTAAGATGTTCTCTAAATTGATTTGCTTGTTGTCTTATGTGTGCTGGTGCTTCATCTGATATACTAACAATCTTATCAACAGCCAAATCTGCTATTTGTTCGTTTGTTAATCCTCCTTTTTCTGAAGTCATTACATTGACTTTTCCAGCTTGTGATATTCCAACATTAAACATATTTACTCCTCATAAGTTACATTAAAAGAAAAAGTTATTCTTAGTTTATTAGATTTTTTATTTGATATTGTTACTGCATGGGATAACCCAGACGGAAAAATAATTATGTCACCCTCTTGAATAGCAGGAACAAAATTTTCTGTTAATAATTGATCTTGAGGATCAACTCTATCGTTAGGTAAATAATTCATTTTTGCAGTTTGTGATATTCTCCAATCTCCAAGAGGATTTTTAAAAGTTAATTTGCCATGAGTAAATGGATCATAAGAAACAAAATATATTCCGCTTAATATTGAAGGCAGATGATGATGATACTCTTGCCACTGAAAATCTTTGTAAGCATTGAACCAACTATTTAATTTTAATTTTGTAAATCTGTGACCTAAATTATCTGCTATATCAACAACGGATTGTAAAACTTTAGATGCACACAAGTCTATTTCTTTTTTAAATATACGATTGTTTTCAATTGATCCATGAGTAGTCCATACATTGCAATTCCAATAAAGTTTATCTAACATTGCTTTATCTAAATTGTCCTCTATTTTTTTATAAATTTGTTTATTTACCTCTTCCATGTCCTTTATTTGACCTTGAGCATACCAAGGAGAGAATATAGGAGTAATCATTTTAAACTCCACTTTTTAAGTTTTACGAAATTATTTACAAAAGTAACTTCTCGATCCATTTTGTCAAATTCTTCTGAAGTGACACAATGATTTTTAATTTTTAAATTTATTTTTTCTAGAGGAACAAATTGGCAAATAGGCTCACCAGGAATAATACTAAACTTGTTGCTTTTAGATTTATTTATTGCTTGTATAACGCTTGTGCTATGTTGATAGTAAAAATCCAATACACCATTTACAACAATAAAATTTACATTCATATGATAATGTAATGCATTGGTTTGTAAAAAATTAACTTTACTGTTTGTTTTAATTTTCCAAGGGGGACAAATTTTTTCAAACACATAGTCAACATTATTAAAATAAGAATTACTCCCATCTAATCCAAAGTTCATCGGTGTTATTGGAGTTTCACCAGATTTTTCTTGTATGTCTATGTTTACGTTATTGTTTTCTACAGTCACTGTAAAAAAAATTTCTGCCCAAGTTGGTAAAACTAAACCTCTATTAATTAAATCGTGCATTCCTGGGCAATGTCTAGGATGAACTGCACTCGATTCCAATGTTTGTGTTGGAACCTTTTTAGAAAAAGAAGGCTTTATTTGATCACTTAGTTTAATTGGAAAATGATCAAGAACAGAACTGTAAGGTGTAAAACAATCTAAGACCACTGTTGGTGTTTTATGAAAAAACATTATGACACGGCCAATTTTGATTTAGCAAAACCCCATTCTTCTTCTGATATATGATAGGCATACCAACCTGTGCCTATGTATTTATCTTTATTTAAAGGAGGATTACCTCTATGCATGTGTGTCCAACTTGCAGGAAAAATCACCATTGTTCCTTTTTTTGCTTTTATTCTTCTATTTTGATCTAAAAATTCTGTCTCTCCGCCATCTTCAATATCATTAAGATACAAATTCCATACTAGTTGTCTTTGCCAAATTACAGAGTTCTCATAATGCCAAACATGATAACCTCCTCCTTTTGGAGTTTTTTGCCATTTGAAAGAATCAAAAAACCAAGTACCTCTATTAAAGCTTTCTTTAATATATCCATTACACTCCGCATAAAGATCAAGACCTTTTTGTAATTCTTTTTGAAAAAAATACATTACTTTTAGTAAGTCTTGATTATTTTCTTTTTGAGCAAATTCAGATATTAGTCCATATCCTCTAAATTGAATATCTGTTCTTTGTATAACTCTATCAACTTTTGCATTTGTTAAATCGCTTTGATCCATTATGTGCATCATATCATCACAAAATTCATTGGGAACAAATTCTGGTATAATTAAAATATGATCTTTATAATTCATGCTATCCTCTTATATAAGTTAAAAATTTTTTATGTTTCACTTTTTTAATATTATCAAAAAAAGTATCTCTTTTATACTTTGAAACTCTTATTTG